TTGTAGACCCAGCATTAACAACTACAACAGTTATTGCCAACCCTTTGAACTCAGCTAAAAATATTTATGCAGCTAAGATTCAAAGTCCCTATGCAGGAAAAAGTTCTTACTTTAGCAACAGTGTTGTTAAGCAATCTCGTCTGAAGGGAACTATCGCAAACTTCCTTCCGGTAGGTGCTAGCTACCATTTAACTATGGGAAGCCCTACAAACCCATTCCTTGATGTACCTAACTCTTTATTTCCAGCATCTTCGTTTGAACAGAGTAGTGGAACATGGACAGCGGTTAACTCTACAGTTACAAGACAAGTAGCAGGAGGAACACTGCTTAATGATCCAGTAACTCATGGACAAGCTTATGGCGTAGTGACTACTGCCGGCTCTTCTGGAAGCAAGTCATTTGGTATAAAGACAGGAAAGATTTACCTACAACCTACGGGCGGTTATTACTGCTCTGTAGCTATTCGTCCTGTAAACTCCGATTCTTTTGGCTCTTATACATTAGAGGTAGACTGGTATGACGCCAACAATAACCCAATCGTTATTTATACAGATGCAGTATCTGGGCTACTAACTACAAACGCATATTCTGCTAATGGCTCCGCCAATACAGTTAGCACTACAGGACGCCAATACACTGCAACGATTAGCCAGCTTAATCGCTGGGCTTATTTTAGCAACACGTTCCCTGTTAGCACAATTACAGGTGCAGCGTATGCAACCATCTCTGTAACCTTTAACCCAACTACGTACGTTGCTGATCAAGCCTTCCAAATTGACAGGGTAGTTTTTAGAGAGTAGACTAGATTGTATGGCTATCATACTAATCTCAAGCATGGCTGCTGCCTGCATCATCACCGCATTTGAAGGTCTTGTTAGACCTATGGGAAAATGGCGAGGATTAACGGGTTTAATATTAAGTGGCCTATTTTGCTACAACCTAGATACCAAGCTGTCTTATATGACCGTCTATACCTTGGCATCTACTTTTGGCGGTCTCACCTTATCCGTTCTAGTTGAACAGCTTTTCGCTGGAACCACGCTGCGTTTTTCTCGTGGTTTGCCAAACAGGGTGGATAGGCGCTAGTATAGTAATTAGGAGGGTTACATGCTAAAACCTATTGTCAATAAAAACCTGTCTTTACGAGCCCGAGCACTTTTCTTTTTGTTTGCGGAAAAGGGTAGGGTTATTTCTGCTGACGAACTTGTAGCCAGTAAAGAAGTCCTGGAAGGTCGGGACGCTATTCAGGCTGCCATAAATGAACTCAAGGATTATAACTATATCCGTACGGTCCGAACCCGTAATAACAATCACTGGATCTCTAAGCTAAAGTTCACAGATTCGGCTTTAAAGCTGATTTCTCCCGACAACGGGTTTTCAGGGCACCTGTATAGCTATGCAACTACTAGTGATTTATCTACTAGTACTAACATAGATAATAATCCTAACGGATTATTATCTATGGGGGCAGAGCCCCTTAAGGAGGAGAAGATGGTGTGGAAGGAAGAAGAAGACGAAGCGGTTGGTGCTGTAGGAAAGATTGACGACCGTCAGGCTCGGCTAAACGCCAAGTACAAAAAGCCAGTAAAGGCTCAGCGTAGTAGCCGTGACAGGATCAATACCCCTGAGGAGCTCTGGTCTACACCAGATCTACTAGCAGAGTTCTACGACCTCTCAGATAAGCACGCCTCAAACATGACTGGCCAAGTAAACGGCAAATACCTCTCGGCCTGGATCAACAAGCAAGTTGGTGAGGGAACTACTCGTTATGAAGTTCTTAAAGCTATCCGAATGTTCTTTGAGGATCCACGTAACCTACATGATGTTGGAGTTGGTAAGACTTTGTGGCAACGCTTCATAGGTTACTACCAAGGAGTGCAGGGAATCGTTAAGGCAGAGGAAGTCGTTTATGCAGACGATGACTTCAAGGCCCATCAGGAAAAGATGCTTAAGTTGCTTGGAGGAGAATAATTGTTCGAACTTGATAAAGAGTCACCAACGATCCGTAGGCAAATCCTCCGTGCTGGTCTCCCATTCAAGACTCTCGGACTAGAGTTCTCTGACCTAGAGGCAACCCCCTACCGAAAGTCTATGGAACGCTGGGTGGCAGACGTCCTGGCTGGAAGGGTCATTAAAAGCCCTAGAAGCCCCCTATGCGGGGTTGGTGTAATGCTAGTGGGGGAACCAGGTCACGGGAAGACCACACTGGCCTCTACAGCCCTTCAAGCCCTTATTAGGGGTATGTCCCCTGAAGTACTGGGTTTGGAAGAAAGGCTTCCTAGGATGGTCGGGTCTTTCATAGACTACCCAAAGCTTCTCAGGAAGCAGCAGTCTCAGTTTAATGACTTCTCCGAAGATACCCAGCTAGAACTTGACAGCATATACGGGGACAAGTCTATACTTGATAACGTACCTGTTTTTATTTTAGATGACTTGGGTAAGGAATATAAAACTTCATCAGGCTGGTCAGAGAATCAGTTTGATGCATTATTGCGTTCTAGGTTCAATGCGGGGTTACCAACGATTGTAACTACAAACGTTCCTATGAAAAGTTGGGGTGCCATTTACGGTAAACCTATGGGCAGTTTCGCATACGAAGCTTTTATTCCTCTTGACATAATAGCACCCGGAGGAGACAGACGACGCAAATGAAAGATATAACTATGGATGCTTGGCAAATAACTCAGCTGTTTCTTTCAGACACGGGCGTACACGAAGTCTACGTAAATCTGGATAATAAGAAGTTGCGGTGTAACTGTGCGGGTTTTGTAACCCGTAGTGGTTGCAAGCACACAAGGTATGTGGGAGAGAAGATGAACAACAACGGCGGAATCTATCCGGTTGAAGTATCTAACCGTGCAACCTCCGCTGAGACTGCTCTAGCTTCTCTAAGCCCAGAAATCTTTAGAGACTTCCTTTTGAAGTACGGTAAGATCGAGGTACTCTAACTTTGAAGGGGGGCGATCTTTCAAATGAAGTACCACTACGTGTCGCAGTTACTCTTGACTGCATTATTGATAGGCGCCCTGTCCTTAAAAAGGTTTTGGGCATCTCTATACCTGATGAAGAAATAACTTACAACCGACAAGCTCTTGCGTACTTCTGGCGCTTTGCTGAAAAGAATTACTACGTCATGGAGCTTGTTGGGTTTGGCTATACACAAAAAGAAATGGATGAGGTATTAGAGGACCTAGATAACCTGGGCACTAATCCTTTTAACTATGCAAAATCCTATAACGTTGTTGCTGATCTAGTAGCGGAGCTTCCTTATAGGCCGGAGTTAAAAAACGTAATTGATATACCCGAGCGTGGACTACGCTATGGGCATTGGTACTTGGAACAGGGATAACATATGGCAGCAGATAACGAAGAAAGATTAATATCACGTGTAGTTCGTACTAGGGAAATCACTCCAGCTTTAGAAGCAGGCGTAGAAGATAGCTGGTTTTTTTTAGATGAGAACCGATCTGTGTGGAAGTTCATACGTCAGCACTGGACTAAGTATCAGGAAGTTCCCACAGCTGTAACGGTTAAAGATAACTTCCCTACCTATAGGTTGTTGGCTGTAGAGGATTCTCTAGAGTATCTGGTTGATCAGCTTGTTGAATATCGTCGCAGGCAAAAGGCCATTGAAGTAGTTCAGACTGCTGCCGAGTCTATTGCTGAAGGTCAGCATGATCGTGCTATTGAGCTTATGTCTCAAGGCGTAGCATCTATTTATGATGAGGGTGTAGGCATCACTTCAGATGTAGATCTTACACGTGAAGCTACTAAGCGTTTCGATGAGTATCTTTCAGTTAAGACCCGACCTAACGGTTTGCTTGGGTACAGCACCGGCTTCAAGACTATTGATGAGGCTACCGCAGGAATCCAGCCACAACAATTGATCACCATCATTGCTCCACCTAAGACCGGTAAGTCTGTGCTTGCTATGCAGATGGCTGTGAATGTTCATAATGATGGCTACGTTCCTATGTTCCAATCATTTGAGATGAGTAACATCGAGCAACAACATCGTCACGATGCTATGCGTGCTCACATTGCCCATTCTCGTTTAGTACGTGGAAAGCTGCGTGCTGATGAGGAAGCTAGATATCGTGAGACTCTTCAGAAGATGGAAGAGATGCACAAGTTCTATCTTACTGATTCTACTTCAGCCATGACTGTCACCGGTCTTGCAGCAAAGATTGAAAAGATTCGCCCAGACATTGTATTTGTAGACGGTGTATATCTTATGGTGGATGAGGCTAGTGGTGAGTCAAATACCCCACAAGCCCTCACTAGCATTACCCGTAACTTAAAACGTCTTGCTCAACATGCCAACCTCCCTATTGTCATCACTACTCAGGTGTTGCTTTGGAAGATGAAGAAGCGTCAAGTAAGTGCCGATGCTATTGGTTACTCGTCTTCATTCTTTCAGGACTCAGATGTTATCTTGGGCCTACAAAAGCAAGATGAAGAGGATGACAGTAGCCGTGAACTTCGTGTCGTAGCTAGCCGTAACTGCGGTCCAGCTACAAGCGATCTTCTATGGGATTGGGAGGAGGGAAAGTTTGAAGAGTATGGCTCTGGATCTTTTGGTATCCCAATCCAATCCTTTTAACGGAACACAGCTTTGCTTAGAGTCTGATCCCGATGTCTTCTTTCCTGAGTATAGTAACGAGATGCGTGATGAGTACCTTAAGACAGTCGCTAAAGCTAAAGCAATCTGCGAAGATTGCTGGCTAAGCAAGAAATGTCTTGCATATGCGATGAACGTTCCAGACCTAGATGGTGTGTGGGGCGGTACTACTAAACACGAGAGAAAGAAGATGAGAAAATTAAAGACATCAATGATGTAAAGCCAGACTACACAGCCGCTATGGATGTGCGGGGAGATTTCCCAACCATGGTGTGCCCATGTGGCTGCTATGTTTGGAACCTTAAAGTTAGCTGGGATGAGGAAGGTGCAATCGCAGCCTACTTTGAAACTATGGAATGCATTGAGTGCGGAACATTGGCTACTGCCCCAATGCCAGGAGTAAATATAGGATTGGATAACTAATGGGTTACGCAATATTTGGTGGGATTTGTTTCCTACTTGGAATCTTTACTGCATGGGTTTGGCTAACGGAGTTTTCTCCATTTGCTCAAAAGACTTCTGATAAAGAATACGGGGTAGAAGTTCGCTGTATTCATTGTGGTCGTATGTACCGCACTGGGTTTAATGAAGTAAGGACCGCAAACTACTGTACGAAATGTAGGTAAATATGTATCGTGAGGGCGATGTAGAAGGTGCATTACTTAGGCTAGGCATTGAAGTATCTCAGCGAAATAATGAATTGCTTGGGCTATGTCCTATGCACTTAGAGCGTACCGGTAGACCAGACTCTAATCCGTCTTGGTCTATGAATGCAGACACCGGTGTACACCACTGCTTTTCATGTGGGTACAAAGGTACACTGATTACGCTAGTAGCTGAGATCAATGAGTTTGAAACTCAGTGGGGGCGCCTAGACTTTGAGGCTGCTAAAGACTGGCTGCGTCAAAACATTGAGGTCAACTTCGAACTCTTGGCTAAGCAGCTAGAAGAAGCTAAGAACTTCTATGTCCCTATGTCTAAGCCTATTGAGATGTCAGAGGCACGTCTAGCAGTCTTTACCGAACCACCACAATGGGCATTAGACGCACGAGGATTGTCCGCAGAGGCCTGTGAGTATCATGGTGTTGTCTGGGAGCCAACGCAAGAAGCATGGATTACACCGATCCGTACGCCATATACCGGCAAGCTAATGGGTTGGCAAGAAAAGGGCCAGCGCAATAGGTTCTTTCGTAACCGACCTACTGGTGTACAAAAATCAAAGACCCTATTTGGATTTGAAAAGTATGCCGGTGGAACTATGGTCGTAGTGGAGTCTCCGCTTGATGTAGTAAAGCTACGATCATTGGGAGTGAGTGATGGCGTTGCAACTTTCGGTGCTTCGTTTAGTCAAGACCAAGTTGACTTATTACGCACAGCTGATATACTAGTTATTGCATTCGATAATCCTAAACTTGACGCAGCTGGCATGAAGGCTTCTCAAGCAATGCTTGAACTGACTAAGAAGCAAGGCTTTGAATGTAAGTTCTTTAACTATCAAACCGAGTCTAAAGATATCGGTGACATGGAGTTAGACGAAATTATAGACGGCATAGATAGTGCCAAGCACTCCGTCTATGGAGAGAGGGCGTTCGCATGATTATTGGTTTATCAGGCTATGCACAGTCTGGCAAAGATACAGTAGCTAAGTACTTGGTTGAGCACCACAGCTTTGAGCGGGTTGCTTTTGCCGACCCTATTCGCAGTATGCTTTGGGATATGAATCCACTACTTAAAGAGGGATATCATCTACAAGGAGTAGTTAACGCCTATGGTTGGGAATTGGCCAAGACTCAGTTCCCAGAAGTTCGTCGCCTACTACAAGAGCTTGGTGTTGCAGCTCGTAAACATATTGATAGTGAAGTTTGGGTAGCAACTGCTTTAACGGCAATGTCCGGAGAAGGCAACTATGTTGTTACTGATGTTAGGTTTCAAAATGAAGCCACGACTCTTAAGTTAGGTGGGGCACAGATCTGGCGTGTAGAGCGTGTGGGTGTAGAGGCTGTTAACTCTCATATCTCAGAACATGATCTAGATAACTGGGAGTTTGATGCCTACGTACATAACAATTCTTCTATAGAAGATCTGGAGTTCGCAGTCAAGACAACCTTGATGGCCCGTATCTAATGTTTACAGGAACACTTTTACCTTATCAAGTCGAGGCCGTAGAGGCCATGGTAGACCGCAAAAAGATGCTTGTGGCCTACGACCTAGGCCTGGGTAAAACTGTTCTTACTATCGCAGCTATTGAAAAGTTAAAAGACCTTAATGAAATTACAGAACCTGGTATTGTAATCTGTCTATCCTCATTGAAGTATCAATGGGCAGAGCAGATTAGGAAGTTTACCGGTGGTGCTTCAAACCCTTTGGTCATTGATGGAACCAAATCTCAAAGAGAAAAGCAATACCAAGAAGCCCTTGACTGGGGACACTCCCTCGTTGATTACGTCATTATCAACTACGAGCAAGTTGTTAACGACTGGGAATGGGTATCACAGCTCGCACGAGGATTCGTCATCTGTGATGAGGCCACAGCAATAAAATCGTTTCGCTCTAAAAGGTCTCGGCATGTAAAGGATCTAAAGAGCCCAGTAAAGTTTGCCCTAACTGGTACTCCCATTGAAAATGGAAAACCGGAAGAGCTTTATAGTATTATGCAGTTTGTAGATAGCAAAGTGCTGGGGCGTTTTGATCTTTTTGATAAGACCTTTATAGTACGTAATCAGTTTGGCGGAGTGGAGCGTTATCGTAACCTGCCTACTTTAAGCAAGACTATGACTACAGCGTCAGTACGAAAGCGTCAGCAGGATCCTGATGTAGCCCCATACTTGCCTGATACTATCTTTGCTGAACCTCTTCTCGTAGAATTCGACAGTGCCGGAGCTAAGCTTTACAAGCACATTGCCAGGGAATTGTTGGCTGATCTAGACGAGGCTGTAGATTCCTTTGGCTCAGCCTTTGACTTGTTCTCTCACTACACTGGGGAGAAGACCAATGATGTGATGGATGCCCTAAAGGGCAAGGTCATGTCTAAGCTAACAGCACTTAGAATGTTATGCGATCATCCTGACCTTCTAATGGAGTCCAGCACTACATCCGGTTATGTAGGTCAATTAAAAGAGTCCGGCATGTTAGACAAGATTACTAAGTTTCCTAAACTATCTGCTCTTAAGCAATATGTGGATGACTTCTTAGAGCAGGATGAAAGAAACAAAGTTGTTATATTTACAAGCTATGTACATATGGTCTGGCTTATCATGGAGCACTTAGGATATATGTCAGCAAAATATACAGGAGAAATGGATGCAAAACAAAAAGAAGAGTCTAAAGTCTGGTTTCAAACAGATCCAGACTGTCGTATCCTTGTTTCATCTGATGCTGGTGGTTACGGCGTTGATCTTCCTCAAGCTAACCTCCTTATTAATTATGATCTTCCTTGGAATGCTGGTCTGGCTCTTCAAAGGAATGGTCGCATTAGGCGAGCTTCCAGTACGTGGCCTTCGATCGTTATTCAAGACTTCTTAATGGAGGGGTCCATAGAAGAACGCCAGCATGCCATGCTAGTTCAGAAGATGTCAGTGGCCAATGCTATTATTGATGGTGAGGGCATAAATGAGGCCGGGGGAGTTAACTTAACTGTGGGGACACTTAGGGCTTTCTTAGAGAACATTTCAGTCTAAACTTATGTCACTATGCCAAACGCACCTAAGACCCCTACACGCACGATCCGAGTCGCTACAGAGCTCTGGAACGCTGTGAAAGAGAAGGCTGCTTCCGAGAACCGGACAGTCACAGATGTTATTATTGAGGCCCTAAAGGCATATGTAAAGGCCGATTTGCATAATTCCTAATTATCCTCTATTATAGATAGTGGAGGGAAAATTATGCCTAAAGTCATACAAAAAGAAGACCCAAAGACAGTTGATCCTTTACTTGAAAAGGTATCTAACTTTGTTGCTACCAAGCGTCGTATAGACGACTTGTCTAAAGAAAACAATAAGATTAAGGCAGAGCTATCTGACCTAGTAGATACAGATGGTATCCCTGATGAGAAGGGCCATCTCCTATATGATCTACCTCAAACTATTGCAGGCGTCACAGCGCTAAAGAGGCAACGCCGAGTATCTCAGTCATTAGACTCCGGGGTTGCAGATAAGATTCTTAAAGATAAAGGAATCTATGATCGTTGCTATAAGATGGTTCCTACCCTAGATGAGTCAGAAGTTATGGCTTGTTTGTACGACGGGTTGTTGACCGAGGAAGAAATTGACGAAATGTTTCCTAAGTCTGTATCATATGCTTTTTATATCGTGGAGGAATAGCATTGGAAGATATAGTAGATGAGTTCTTTTCGTCTCTGGATGAGTTCTATCCAGGGTCGAAGAAGAAGCGTCGTCCTATAGATCCAAATGCTAAACCAAGAAAAGTAAAAGAAGAAGTTTCCTGGGATGCAAATCCACAGGTAAAGTCTCTACCAAATGGAAAAGTGGTAGAACTTTTTAGTGCAGGGTCTTTGTGCCAAGCACTAGGTAGGCCGTTAGTAACGATCAGGCTTTGGGAACGAAAGGGATATATTCCACGTGCACCCTATCGCCTAAAGTCACACATTGTAGATGGTGTAAAGAAGCCAGGATGGCGAATGTACAGCAGAGCAATGATTGAAGAAGCGGTCAGACTTTTCCAATCTAAGAACCTCTTAGAGGCTCCTAGAATTGATTGGAATAGATATCCAGATTTGTCAATCGAATTGGCAGACTCTTGGAGAGTTATTCATAATCAAGAAACAGCGTAACTACCTAGCATAAAGTCTCATCCGAGACGAAGCTATCAGCCAACAACCGAAAGGATCGCCATGAGCGCCTCATTAAAAATCAAGAAAGATGCACCAAACATTGACGCATACGCTCAAGCATTGTCTTCATCAGTAGATGAAGAGCTTGAAGAAGTGTTTACTCCAGAGGATGAGGACGAGGTTCCTGCCCACTCATCTGTAATTCAAAAGGGCTGGGAAGCAGCTAAGAAGGCTGCAAACAAGCCTACCAAAACCTTCGCAACTGATTTTAAGTTTGACGAAGATGTTCAACTCATCAAGTTTATCTCAGACGAACCTCTCGCATTTATGCAGCACTGGGTTAATCGTCCAGGTAAGAAGTCTTTCATCAGCATTGGAGAGGGAGACCCTCTAATCGCAGTAGGTAGCAAGCCCGATCCAAAGTTTGCTTTTACTGTTGTAAATCTTTCTGATGAAGATCCACAAGTACAACTTATGGTAGTAGGCGTTCGTCTATGCGGTCAGCTAGAGAAGCTTGCTAGCAATACAAAGACAGGACCTCTTAATCGTCCTGACCTATATTGGGCAGTAAGTAAGTCTGGACAAGGCACCAAGACTTCTTACTCTCTTGTTCCAGTAAAGGAACGAGATCTCGCTGAGGAATGGGATATTGATCCTGTTGCTGCTGCTGAGTTGATCAAGACTATGAAGCCACTTGGACCTGAAGCTCTCCACATGTCCACAAAGGCTGAACTAGAAGAGATCGCTCGAGAAATCGCATCAGCTAACTAATCAGCCCATTGTTGGGGGCCCGGTTTTACCTCCTTTCTACGGGCCTCTAACTTATCTTCAGGAGAGCAATGAATATAATTACAACCAGTAAGCAACTAGATGAGATGCTCACTGCCTATATGGCAGAAGATGCATTTGTTTTTGACGTTGAAACTGTGGGAGATCATCGTGGAGACCCACGCCTTAATATTATTACCTGGATTGCTTTTGCAACCACAGGTCGTGTAGATGTCATACCTGTAGGCCATCCTAACGGTGACTATCTACGCACAGAATATCCCTTGCTTCCTTCTGCACAGGAGCGCATCATTAAGGGTTTGCCTATCCGTCCTTCTGACTACAGCAAGGATGAGCGTAAGGCTACAAAGATTTTTACAGAAGCTCCAGAGCAGCTAACTGCCGGAGAAGTATTCAAAAAGCTTAAGCCATTGTTTACTAGCGATAAGCTTAAGATTGGTCACAACCTAAAGTTTGATCTACAGAGTGTAACTAAGTACATAAAGGAACTACCTGCTCAACCGTACTTCTGCACTCTTAATGCTGCCTTTGTTCTCAATACCCGTGACAGCCTGCACTTAGGTCTTGCTGATTGTTTGAAGCGTGAGCTTGGCTATAATATGGTTAAGGGCGTAGGTAAGGAAGTAGAGAAGTATTCTTTTGACGAGGTTGCTACTTATGCCGGACTTGATGCTGAGTGGACCTGGAAGCTTTATGAACACTACAATGCTAAGCTTGAGAAGGATTCTCTAGGCGGAATCTTCCACCTTGAGATGGATGTACTAGAGGTTATCTGCAACATGGAGTTGCATGGTGCAGACATTGACGTGGACTCATTGGTTACCTTAAAAGCAGACCTAGAGCTTCAGCTTGAAACATGTAAGGCCACTATTTACCGGCTTGCTGGCAAAGCTTTTAACATCAATAGTGTTCCTGATAAGCAGAGTATTCTTTTCTCTAAGAAGTATGATGGGGGTCGTGGCCTTAAGCCTAAGACTCTAACACCGGCCGGTGAGAAGCGTATTGAGGCAGGGGCCGAACCCACTGTTAATGACTTCTCAGTAGCAGAGCCTGCAATCAAAATCTTTCAGGGCAAGGATGCTTTGGTAGATGCACTCATTCAATACTCAGACTTGAACAAGTTGTTGACTACCTATGTAATTCCTTATCTTGGCGGAGATATCACCAGGACAACGGCAGGCAAGTCTAAGACTGTTGCCAAGAAGTCTCTCATGATTAAGAATAGGATCCATACAGATTTTATTCAGTACGGTGCAGAGACTGGCCGCTTCTCTAGTCGTAACCCTAACCTTCAGAACGTACCTAACCCACGTACTAAGAATGGTAAAGCTATTAGAAATCTCTTTATAGCTCCAGAGGGCTACAAGCTAGTAGTAGCCGACTACTCTCAGATTGAACCACGTGTTCTAGCCTCCTTCAGTGGAGATAGGATTATGTGCGGGGCATATCTTGAGGGCGTAGACATCTACACTACGATCGGCAACACTGTCGGCGTGAACCGTGATGCTGCTAAGCAGCTGGTTCTTGCCATGATGTATGGTGTCGGTCCAGATAAGATTGCTAGTTCTATCGGAGTATCTGTCAATGAGGCTAGGAACCTCCTAGATGAGTTCGTACGTAAGTTCCCTTCTGTAGCTAGGTATAAGAAGCAGGTAGTAAACGATAGCCGTAAAAGGGGTCCAATTCCTTACGCATTGACCTATTTAGGGCGTCGCCGTTACCTTCCTGATCTTAGGTCAAGTGTTGTCTGGGAACGTGCCAGAGCCGAACGTCAGGCGTTTAACACGGTGATCCAGGGCTCTTCGGCAGATCTCATTAAACTTGCTATGATTAGGGCACATAAAATGATCCCGGATGAGGCAAGCCTAATCTTAACTATTCATGATGAATTGGTTACCGTTACTCCCGAGAGTTATGCTGAAGATACCGCAGCGGCTATCCGTGAGGCTATGGAAGGCATCAAGGCGCTTAACATCCCTATGATCGCTGATGTTAAAATCGTACAACGATGGGGAGAAGCCAAATAATGTTTCGTCGTAAAAAGAAAGTTGTTCGTGAGCGTACAGCTATTAAGCACATACCTTTACCAGTATTGATTCGTCAAGTTATTTATGATTCAATGCTTATGCCAGCCGAAGAGATCGCTGTAGCTATGGGTCTACCTCCAATCTCAGATGAAGTGGCAGAGATGGAAGAGGCAGCAAGTGAAGAGCGTCTAGAGAAGTTTAGCTTCCTTATACCGTTCATTGATTCGCATGCAGATATCGCTTCAAAGATTGCTACCTCAGCTTATATGATTGAAGAAGATGACATGGAGGGTGTGGAGAAATACGGCATAGAGGACTTAGAAAACTTGGGCAAGATGTTCCGGTTAGTAGCCCTCTCTTCATCTATCTCTTGTATATCAACTTTGTTTAACATGGGGTTAATAGAATCGAGGATGTCTAATGAGTAACAACTGGTGGTCTACTAAGCTTGGCGGTACGCCTTCCAATACTCCCCTGCCTCCAACAGCTCCTACACCTCCGTCTACCTATACTTATCAGCCTAATCAGAATGTTCCAGTTAACTATGATCCTAATAAAGATCAGGTAGTAACTAAGGCTCAGAGTCAGAATTTGACTACTCGCTGTCCTAACTGCTATAGTGGTAATTACATGAAAGTTGGTATTCAATCCACACAAAGTGGTTCATTCGATGTGATGCGCTGCTATGACTGTGGATATCCAAAGGTTCAATCAGGTAGTGGTGCAGGTATGCCAAGTGGAAGTAGCTCTGGTTCAGCTACCCCAGCTAAGCAGCCAGCAAAGGGAAGCGGCTTTAATCCAAACGTAATCGTAGATAGGATCGGATAATGGTAATCAATTCGGAAGCACTAAAGGTTGCAGCAAATATTAACAAGAAGCTTGGAGCAGGCACTGTAGTATCTGCAGGCCAGGTTACTCTTCCAGAACGTATTACCTCAGGTTCTCTAACACTAGATGTAGTCTTAGGTGGCGGCTGGCCAATGAACCGTTGGGTAGAGCTTGTAGGAGAGGCGTCTCATGGTAAGACTGCGCTAGCTCTGCGTACCATTGCTGCTAACCAACAAAAGAATCCAGAGTTTACCGCAGTCTGGATTGCAGCAGAAGATTTTGATCCAGACTATGCTGAACTATGCGGAGTAGACACAGACCGTGTGCTACTTGTAGAGACAAACAGTATGGAGGATGCATTCGATGCGGTTATTCAATTCATGGAAAGTAAAGCGGTTGACATGGTGGTTGTTGATAGCCTTCCTGCTCTTGTTCCTAGTGCGGAAGATGAGAAGCACATGGAAGAATTTACTGTGGGGCGAGGAGCACTAATCACCAATAAGTTTTTCCGCAAGGTATCCTCAGCTACAAAAAGAGATTTGATTGAATCAGAGCGCCCTATTCTGGGAATGATGATCAATCAATACCGTATGAAGATCGGCGTAATGCATGGCGATCCTCGTACAACGCCAGGAGGTCTTGGCAAAGACTACGCCTACAGCGTTCGTTGCGAAGTAAAGCGTGACGAGTGGCTTGAGGTAGGCACCGGACAGGATAAGCGCCGTGTGGGTCAAACTATCCGTGTCCGTACTATTAAAAACAAGACCTACCCACCACAACAGACTGCTTACCTAGACTTCTACTTCTCTGAAGGAGGTCCTATTGATGCTGGAAGCTATGACACCGGTAAGGAAATCGTAGCTCTATCTATTCTCAATGGGATTGTAGAACGTCGTGGAGGTTGGATGTACTATAAGGATCGCAAATGGCAAGGCGCTCAGGCTTTGATTGACTCTTTAAGAGAAGAGATTGATCTAAGTGCTGAGATCAGCGCCGCTGTTATGGATACCCTTAAAGGTAGTCCGGCTCTTATGATGGACGCTCCGGATGAAGAGTGAAGGACAGAAGCAGTCTCTTAAGCATGAAAAACGTTTAGAGAAAGTAGCGGGCGGTAAGCGCAATGCCGCCTCCGGTGCATTCTGGTCTCGTAAGGGGGACGTCCGAACAGACGACCTCCTTATTGAGCACAAGTGGACTGGGAAGAAGTCAGTGACTATTAAGTCAGAGGTACTTCAAAAGATTACAAAAGAAGCAATCTTAGATAGCCGTACTCCGGTACTAGGTTTGCACCTTGATGGTGAGAATTACGTCGTTCTTTTAGAGGAGGATTTCTTTGAGTTACGTAACTCATTAAGAGGCGAGTAATTGATTACCTATGATGACGATCCGTTTTGGACGTGGAGATATAGAGCTAAGTGTCAGGGCGTTGATACAGAGATATTCTTTCCACCAAGAGACAAAGAATTATATAAAGATATAGCCGATAAAGCAAAAGCTATTTGCTGGGGTAAAGATGGGAGGCCAGCTTGCCCGGTTAGACAAGAGTGTCTAAAAGAGGCTATACTTAATAATGAGCTACATGGAATTTTTGGTGGCATGTCACACCGAGAGAGAAATGCAGCACAGCGTAAGTACACTAAGCTTGGACTTACTTTGGATGAATGGTTAGAGAAAGAGGGCGGAAGGTATGGGCAAACCTAAGACTATTGCCAGTAAAGATTTAAAGGCATTCCTCAACACGAGTAAGAGAGAGACTCGTTTGATGGGTGCAGTAGAGCGACATGTCCTGTCTAGTCCTTTTGATGATAGGGATATGAGCTACATCCACCCATCAGATATCATCAAGGATGATTGGTGTGCACTGGCACAGTACCACGCTATTCGTGGTAACTATGTAGAGACCAGAGATAAGCCCACCGCTCGTCTAGCATCTATCTTTGCAGAGGGTCATATCATCCACGCTAAGTGGCAGAACTGGTTCAAAGAAATGGGCGTACTCTACGGCAAGTGGCAAGAAGAGCACGGTACTCCTTGGGCTCTTTCTGATATTGTGGATTCAAATGCTAAGTATCTAGAGGTACCTCTACGCAGTGATAAGCATATGATTCGTGGACATGCTGATGGCTGGATTAAAGGCCTTGGAGATGATTGCCTAATTGAGATTAAGTCTATTGGTTCTGGTGGTCTTAGGATGGAAGCTCCGGCCATTATGGCCCAAGCTGAGGACAACGTTGAGAAGGCTTGGAAGAACATTAAGACTCCTTTCCGTGCCCACCAGCTACAGGGCCAAGTCTATCTGCACCTTTGCCATCTAATGGTTGAGGAAAATCTTTTAGAGAGTGCTCCCAAAGAGATCGTGTTTATCTATGAGCTTAAAGCCAACCAGGAATACAAGGAATTTGTAGTATCTTACAATCCTGAATACACGAAAGAAATTTTTGATAAGGCTCTCGATGTTTCGTGGGCAGTAGCCAATGATAGGGCCCCTTTATGCAGTATTGATATAGAGAAAGGGTGTAAACGTTGCGCCCCATTTCAGGAGGCAAAATGACACACGATGAATTGTTGGCAAAATTAAACTCTGCTCCAAACGCCGATACTTGCTGGAAAATAGCGATTATTCGTGCAGTAGTGGAATTGCATAAGCCACAAGAAATTACTTTGCCTAATGGCGAATGGGGAACTAATTGTATTTTATGCGATGGTTTTGATTACCCCTGCCCCACCATCGAAGCCATTGAGAAGGAGTTGGGATGAGTATTAGTAGAGATGTATTAGCGTCAATGAATGAGCTTGGGTTCTCCTTGACAGCCAAGCCTGAAGAAGATATTCCTTCATTGCCTAGGGATATCACCGAGCTAGATGATGAAGGTCTTATGGATCTATTCGTACAGTTTACTCAGTGGAATGACCATCTAGCCGGTGCTCAAGCCATTGCTATTATTAATGAGAGAGAGGCCCAGAGGACTTTAGATAACGCTGTAGATGCAGCTATGATCAAGAACTGGACCGGTGCCAAAGGGGACCGAGTTACTTTGATCAAAGCTCAGATCGGAGCCAGCGAAGCTATCCAGGAGCTACAGCACGAGCTTGATATTAAGTATGCATTTCGTAAGCTTATTGAAACCAGAACTATGAACGTAGAGAGGGACTCTCAGCTAGTCTCTCGTGAGTTAACACGCCGTACTTCAGACGGAGGCGGTATGAGGGCTAGAACTAGGAGGTTCACAGCATGAAGTGTTACGAATGCGATGGAGAAGGTGTCATCTATGACGACTTGTCTTTTGACTTTGCTGTCTGTGAGGACTGTGATGGCTACGGAGAAGAGTACGACTGGGAACCAGGTGAAGAAATCTGGGCTACAGATGTTATTGAGCGCTATCAGAATCGTAGAGGGTTCTATCGCTACTACACTGTAGATTTTCAAAAGCGCAAAACCACTCTTGGCATAGAGTTTGTATGGCGTACCCGTAAGTGGAAGATTATTGACAGGCTGCCAACCTTTGGCATGTTTAATCGTATGTGGGGTGACCTATGAGCAAGCGTCAAGAAAAGATTGAGGCACGTAGGGCAGAGCAACAGGCCTTTCTTAAAGCTCGTGAACGCTACAACATGTCTAGGTTTATTCAAGCTCAGGAACTAGGCAAGCAATTGTTTGAGGCAAGCAAAGACAAGCTTACCGATGGACAGATTGCTATGATCGAAGCTGAGATGAATGACAATCAGAAGATGATTGATGAGTACCTAGAGCGGGAGGGATTAAATGCCAAGCCAGAGCAGGAAGCACAGGGGCTACCGGACACAGAAGTTAGTAGCTGAGTACCTTGCTAAACGAGGATTTACATTCGCAGAGAGTACTGGTGCTGGTAGATCTGGCACTGATATTACCGGTACTGTTGGTATTGATTGGGAAGTAAAGGCTAGGGCTGATTTCAACCCTAGCGGGGCTATGAAGCAGCTTAAAGAACGGTCTAATGAGAAAGACTTACCAGTAGTTGTTCTCCGCTTAAACGGGCAGGGAGAGGCCTCTGTGGGGGAGTTTATGGCCTGTCTTAGGCTAGAGGATTTTGTAAAGCTTATTAGGGATGCGGGATACGGAGATACACCGTAGAATATTCCATTAGGTGGGCGACTAAAAATCGAACCTAAAGGACTACAACTCGTGAACGAAACAGAAGATAAGGATATCCTACGTGCTGGGGCAGGCTCAAATGCCCAGTCTCTAGGATCAGCTATAGCACACGCTTTATACGATGCGCCTCAAGTTAAGGTGCGTGCGGTAGGGGCATCAGCAGTAAACCAGGCAGTAAAAGCGATTGCAATCGCTAGAGGATACGTCGCACCACGTGGCCTAGACCTCACTTGCCGTCCAGGATTCGCTACGGTGGACTCTCGAGATGGCAAAATTTCTGCAATAGTCTTTACTATTTCAGCAAATTAATATACTCTTTAACCAAGAGATCTCTTAACAGTTAGGTACCAACATGGCAAAGTCAGATATTGATGCTGCAGTAGCAGCTGAGAATACCCAAGGCCGTCAGTCAGAGGGCGTAGGTGTTTCATTCACCTCACCTTCAGCTAAGCCTGAGCGTGGCACGTTAGTTGCAAAGGCTAATGCTGCTGCTGGCGATCCTGCAGTTCAAGGACAGGGCACTCGTGCTAACGTTCCTTATGCTGGAGAGCGTAAAGGCGCAGCTTATTCAATCAAGGCTAGCTACGCACCGCAAACATCACCAGAGGCTGGAGCAACACAAGCTAATGGTCGTGTCGTCAGCCCAGCAATCACTCGTCAGAAGGATTCTTGGTCAGACGGAATTGCAACTTCTTACTAATTAATATATACTAGATATAGGGCCATTAATTTGGCCCTATGTTTAGAACGGGGGGCCGTATGAGTTTAGATGCTTTGTATTCAAAAGCACGTTCAGAAAATACTTTTGTAGCCGGTAAGTGCGTTGTAGGCGCATGGGCTATTTCTTTAAATGAGGCTGATTTAAATGCCTTTACAGAATCTTTAAATGATGATGACTTCTCAACAAGGAGTCTTCATGCGCTGTACAAAAATGCAGGCGCAACATTCGGTCTAACATCACTCAAAGAACATAGAAATGGAAACTGTTCATGTCGCTAGAAGACTCATACAATACCGCTAAAGCAGATGGCGCACTGAGCTCCATTGATAAGTTACTAAAGGCCAATGGCCTTACCGCAGATGATGTTGGTAAGATCAGCAAGGTTAGCCTGTCTACTAACCCTGATGATACTAAGATCATTCTTTCCCCTAAGTGGGGAGAGGGCCCCACCTGGCAGCCAGTACAGCAGGCAGATCCAGTAGTCATTAATCCAAAACCGACCCCGACCCCCGCCCTGATTAGCAGTGGCTGGAAGGTTGCTGTTGCACTGCCTGATCCACAGATTGGCTACCGCAAGTATGAGGATGGGACATTAGACCCATTCCATGATGAAGATGCCATGGACGTAGCACTACAGATTGTTGGCTTGGATCATGGTCATCCATTAGATCAAGTAATTAATTTAGGTGATTTCCTAGACCTTCCGATGTACGGAACTTACGAACAGGAACAAAACTTTGCTCATACTGCTCAACTTGCTATTAATCGTGGCCATCGTTTCCTTGCTGAGCAAAGGGCGAACGCAGGTAGTGACGCCCGCATCATCCTTCTGGAGGGAAATCACGATAAGCGCCTTAACCGCTTTATTAATAATAACGCTGCTGCTGCTTATGGGATTAAAGTAGCTAACATGCCGGAGTCTTGGCCTGTGCTAAGCCTCCAAAATCTATTACGTTGTGATGAATTAGGA